TCAAACGATGGCTTTTTTATATGCATTCCCAAGCTTCACATCATAATTGTTTTTTTTGTAGTCTTTGCCATTATAGCCCAGCGCAAAACCTTTCCAGTCCTTGTTTTTCAGTGCATTTATTAGATTGTTATGCTTGATATAACGACACATAGCATCTAGCTGGGATGCCTCATTATTGTACATAGCATTAATAAATTGCTGAATAGAGTCATATCCTAAGCTATACCAGTGATAACCCATGACTTGGCCAATACCCCAGCTACAGGCTTCTAAAGCTGACGTTCTGTCAAACTTTGCAGCATCATCTAATTTTTTATGTTGCTGTGAATATAGACCATACCCACCAGAAGTTTTACTACATAAATCTGGCCGCTTAATTTCCATTGTTTCAGCAATACTTCTTTTACCATTCACAATTAAGCGCTGACGCATGATATGGCGTTCAAACAGAATGACTGGTGTACCATCATCATTGAATCCTGAGCCTTTGCACTCGACTTGAATCACAGCTTTCAAAGCAGCAATTTCAATACCAAGTTTATTTGCCTGTTCACTAATTTGTTGATCTGTTAATTTTTTACTCACTGCGATTCACCCGCTTTTCAATTAAATTGCTCACAAAGTGAGTACCCATGTAGCCAATGGCAGAGGCGGCACCTACAGAAACTATTTGAGGAATACCGAGCCACTCAAGCACAGACCACACGCCCACAGAAAACAGACCGCACATGATTGATTCCGCGAAGTCTGCTTTACCCAATTTTTTCTTAGTACGAAGATAAGCCATGATGAACCCCATAAAAAATGAAGTTAATGCCGTTCCAAAAGTTTGAAAAAACTCTTGAATCCATTTCAATACATCCATAAATGCCCCTAATCTTGGCAATAAAAAACCTGACTCTATTAAAGGTCAAGGTTGATTATGGTTTGTTGGGTATTAAATGGCTTTCAAAAATATGAAACTAGAACGTTTAAGCTCTCGTGCGATTTTAAAAAGTGGATTTTTACTTTTCAAAGCCGTATAAATTTCGTATCTTTCCTCTTAAGAGGGTTGGGTGTATTTCTTCATTGTGTGCTTTCCAATTGCAAGCTGAAAAAATCAGAATGAGCTTAATGCACTCTAACTTTCTCAACCACTTTCAAATGTATTGCACTTCGTTATTGAATCTGCGAATTCATAAAAAATACCCATGTATAGAGAAATTCATGAAATCTGTAATTCCAAGAATTAATAATTTTGATCTTATTCGTCTTTTAGCCGCCCTACTAGTTGTTTATGAACATTCATTAGTGCATTTAAAAATAGATAATTCAATTGTTATGTTTTTTCATGGTTTTTTGCAGTATTTTCCTGGCGTTCCTATATTCTTTACGGTAAGTGGTTTTCTTATTTTTTGGGCCTTTGACAGGAATAAAGATATTAAAAAATATGCAATTAATCGCATATTAAGACTTTATCCAGCTCTATATGTTTGCTTAGCTATAACGATTGGATTGTTGGCTTTTTTTGCAACAACCCCCTTGTTTGAGAATACCGATTTTTATATTTGGCTTATTTGTCAAGTAAGCTTTTTTCAGTTCTTCACACCAGAATCATTAAGATTTTGGGGGGTTGGGTCACCTAATGGATCATTGTGGACTATAACTGTTGAAGTTCAGTTTTACATTCTAGTTCCTTTAATATTTCTTTTAATGCGGAAAATGAAGAATTGGATTGTACTTACTACGCTATTTGCAATGTCAATTATGGCTAATTTTACTTTATCTCTATTACCAGAGAGTACTTTGCAAAAAATAAGTTTTGTATCAATTATTCCATATTTATTTAATTTTCTTGCTGGCTCTATCTTTTATGTATTTTGGGGCAAACTTAATAGATTTGTTGAAAATAAATTTATGTTATGGGGTTTAATCTATATTGCTTATATTTTGATATTTGGTGAATTATTAGGATTTGGCTTACAGTCATATCAAATGTTAACTATTTTTCATCCAATAACTGCAATATTGTTATCTTGTTTAACACTATCTTTTGCTTTTTCATTCAATAATATAAGCGAAAAACTACTAAAGCATAATGATATTTCTTATGGTGTGTATATCTATCATATGCTTGTTGTAAATACACTGGTATCACTAGGGTACATAGGAGATGTGAAATATTTCATACTTACATTCACAATAACAATTTTCTTGGCTTGCGTAAGTTGGAAGTTAATTGAAAAGCCTTCATTGAGTCTAAAAAATAGATTTTAATTTAAATATGCACAAATAAAAACCATCTCTATTAGAGATGGTTTTTAATGCTATAAATATATGAAAATAGCTACCCAATCAATCCAAGATTAATTAAGGATTCGCGAATAGAGTTTACTAAAGCTTGTGTTGTTGCAGGATCAGTTGCGGCTGCTGGGGTGCTTATTGGTTTGATGATTGGGGTTGAGCCATAGAACCCGATCTTTTGAATGGAACTTACGCCAATTTTTGTTCCTGTTGCACTTCCTGTGTTAATAACTGAACCATCTCGCCAAATCACAACCTGATTTGCACCATAAGTAACTACAGGAATACCTTCTTTATATAGGGCTAAATTCCCACTCACATCAAGAGACATTCCTGTTGTTGTTTGATTTAAGAAACTGTAAGATGGAGAGGCATATCCACCATCTAAAGCTCTAAAACCCATACCTGAAGTAGACTGGTAGTTTGAGACGATTAATACATTACCATTACCAATCAGAGGTTTTGGGTTTTCAGCATAGCGTGATACAACCTTGAATGTGTTATTTTTTACTAATGAAGCAGAAACAGGATTCACGCAAGTTTCAGTATAAACATCAATTTCATTGCATTCAGCTTTCCTAAACGCACCAACTGCGCTAATCCCTTGCCCATCATCCGATACAAAAACAGGGGAGTAAATATTATACGCTTTCACTTTGAAAGTGTTACCACCACAAGCAGCAATGTTTAAGAGTGTTGAGTTTAAAGGAGTGACAATATCGTAGTTGTTAAAATTCCCAGTAATCGTACCGTAATTCCCTGTACACTCAGCAATCCACTCTGTTGCGATGTTTGACCTATCATCTATAACAACGCCACACCAACAATCACCAACCTGTTTAAGATTTAATTTATTATTGTTCGACCCTTGATAACACCAAATTGCTGCACCAATCTTACCTGTCCCTGTTTTTGATACATCCTTTGCACGTATATTAATGTCGTTATCGCTTGAGTTTTGTAGATAGACTCCGTTTTCAGAGTTTTCAACATAGTAATCAGCTTCACCGAATTTATGTAAAGTCATTCTGAAAGGCGACCAGCGATGACCACCAACGTTGTTTTGTCTTGCACCTTTAACATTAATGTCGACAACATTTGTTCTTTGACCACCACAAAGAACATTGCCACTCGTAACTGAAAACTTAGCTTTGTTTAGCAGCGTAATTGTATTTTCTGAGATGTTAATAATTTCAGTGACGTGTCGTGATGAAATCCCGATCTGTGCGCCTGCGCTATGTGCTGCTGGTGTGCTACCAAGCAATCCACGAACAACCCCGCCCAGATATCCACTCGCATCAAGAGATGAGTATGAAATAATTTCATTATCAACAATAAGTAAACCATGACCAAGACTGTAGTTCTGAAACCCTGTCTTGTTTGTAAACTGAAACCCTGTTGTTTGTGAAGAATCTACAGCATTAACTAAAGTTGTGGACTGATAGATATTTAAGCCGCCAGCACACTCTATACCGACCAGCGAACCAACCTTAAATCCAGTTGGATCTGCAACAGTCAATGTATATGAGTCTTTTGCAATGCTTCCGCTTGTCGAAAACGTGCGAGTCGCAAACATATCTACATCGAACCCATCAGGATGTACAAGCCACGTATTGTTACCCTGAATTGTTACATCTGAATCAAGCACAACACCTTTTAGGTTGAATGTCCCGTTCGGAAGTTGTATTTTCCCACCTTTGTTTGACGTAAAAATTGCATCATTGACCGCTTGAATGATGTCTCTATTTTGCTGCCAAGTATTCGACTCGATAATTGGGGCTACAATAGATAATGCATCATTGTATTTTTGCTGACTTAAACCGCTTTTATCAAAAATTTGACTAGATGCATTAACTTTAACCCACCCCGTCATATCAACATTCGGGTCTACTGTATTATTCGGCACAGTAGATTTAACAATGTCACCGTTTTCTAACATGACACGCGAATTAATATCATACCCTAGCGGTTTTTCGCGCCAGTACGATCCACCGCGGTCATTAATTTCCTGCTGACTTTTCCCGCTTGCATCCACAACAAAAGAAGCATCCCACCCCTTATCTACAGCAATCTGTGCAAGTCTCTGCATAAGATAATTGTAGTAATCATCTAGCTGATCTAGAGCCACGCCCTGTTTACGAATCTCCTCCATGAGATAAGCACGAAGCTCATTATCTTTATCATCCACATAGGTCTTTAGATTGTCGATATTTTGCTGCAGTTGAGCATCTTGCTGGTCAACATGAGCAGATAAGTCATTAATATTATTTTGTAATTGCGCATCTTTTTGGTCGATATAGGTTTTTTGCTCTCCATGCAGTCGATCTATATAAAGCCGAAGTAACCAATCTGCCACACCCAATTCTTGAAGCTTCCGCCAAACCAGATCAAAGTCATTATTCACGGCTGGAGGACGGAATGAGTTGTTGTAGGACTGATAATCTGTAGTGCGACTAAATGGTGTATTTCGTTGAATAGTAATCTTTTTACCATTCTCAGGTGCGGCATTAAAAACCACATCACCATTGCTGAATGACCACGCACCCACAACTGGCTCTACATCATCAACCAGTACAATTAAATGGTCTTGTCTGTCACAATCAAATTCAAGTGCGAAACTTGTAGTTACACCATTCGCTGTATATTCAATATATGGAGTCTGTTCAGATACAGCCATAAAGTCACCCTAATTATCAAAATCTAAAGTGGCTTCATGTACGCCACTATTTACTCTCCAATTAGGGCTTTCTTTGTACCCCTCTTTGTTGTGTATTTTGCCGACTCTTTCAGGTTGATCTGTGACCGCGCCAGATAAAGCATCCAGGTGATCATCCTCTTGTTCTGTCACTGCTGGATTGAACATCCGCATTTGTTTGTATTGCTTGGATGTGTTTTCACCCTCATGGGTATCAACTACAGATACATGCACCCACAGCATGCCTGACACTAATGGTCCCTCTAGGCCCTCTAAAATGCGCTTGTTCTTGGCCTGTGATGAATGTATTTCGGATACCCCACAACGAATTTTACGTTTCTTCAATGCCCCTTTAAGCGATGCTGGAAAGAAATTGCCAATCCCGTTGGTCTCAATCGTAACTCTTGGGACATGAAATTCTTCAATAAGTTCGCATAGCTGCCAGACTTGGCCACCGTTAATATTTCCGTCATCATCGGTTTCTACTACTGGGCCAAGCAATTCAATAGAACGGTGCCAGTATTTATTGCCAATATCGTCATGAAGCACCAGCTCAACGGCTGAGGTATCTGACTTGGTTTTACCTGAACTTGGGTCTGAACGGCATGTCATCCCCACTATTTGACGTTCACCCAACATCATGATGTAGCGGCCATTGGCACGGCGTAGCACTGGTTCAACATCGTAGGCAATCATCTTGTCAGGGTCTAAACGGACGTTCCCGACAGGCTTGGCGTGTAGCTGATACTGTGAATCCCATTCATTCAGCGTACGGCACTCTTTACGGCGCTTTTCCATTTCTTCAGGGGTAAAACGTTCAGCCCAAAGTGCATCACTATAGACATCAATTAAGTAATGCTCTTTGGTGAATATGATGTGATAGGCATTACCCTTTTTAATGTATTGGTAATCCGCACCCAGTAATAAAAACTTGGCTGTAACGCCAATGCCACTAAATATATTTTTGGGTTCAAAACCCACAATGGCCGTTGAGCAATTCTCAAAACGCGCCTCATGCTCAAACATTTTGAGAATCATACATTTTGCCCCTAGTTTTTTTACGTGGGTATAGAGGGAATCATGGGTGTGTGGTGTACCGACAAAAAGCTTTTGTCCACCTGGGATTAAAATGTGCGTCTGCTCAGAAAGGCGGTAGCGGAGTTTTTCCCGTGCCTCTGGTGTACCAATGTTTGACGGCACTTCCACATCGTCATTCTGGATTTCATTGGCGCGTGCGCCTGTGACGTTGGATAAAATGCCACGGGCATGTATAGAGCCGTGACGCACGTCTGTAGAACCTGTCACCCACCACTTTTGGGTCTCACCACGTTCTTTTTTAATATTGAACAATTGGCAAAGTGGATGACGTTCTAAGACTTGCTCAGTACCACGACTGACTTTGTAGGCATCAGGATCGGTTGCACCCTGATGCAAAATAAGATGGTCAGAATTGCAGAATAATTTCCATGCGTTATAGATGTCTAAAATTGTGGATTTACCGTGACCACGCGGCATCATCAATAAGCCAAGCGAGCCATAGCCCTCTAAAAAATCACAGACGTCTAAATGGAAATCGGGAACGACCCAGTTAAGCGTTTCGGCATAAACCAGATAGAACGCTGCAAAGCCAACTTTAATCATTAGCTTGGACGCTGTTTGCGTTCCTCAAGCTTCTTGGCAACGGATTCTAGTAATGCTGCTGCCTGCATCTCTGGTGTGATCTTGCGCTCATTCGGATCACCCACGGACAGCTCATCATCATTGAGAATACGCTTGATTTTCTCCATGCACGTCAGGGCTTCTTTTGCACCCTTGTACAGCCACACAAGATCACCACGACCCTGTTTATCAAAAATATCTTGGCCATAAGCTTCAGTGATTAAATCAATAGAACTGGATGCAGCCATTTCCAAAGACAGTTCCAGTTTCTCTTTGGTCTCAGGCTTTAAGTGACCGACTTTTTTCTTTTCAGTAGACATATGAAAAACCCTCGTATATTTAGGTATATATACGAGGGTTTAAGCATTGGTTTGGTGGGTGAATTGGCCTAATAGTGATTAGTGCAATTTTTACATATGATACAAATAATGAAAATTAAGATAGAGATATTTACTATTAATTTAATGGGGTCACTTGGAAAAATCATGCTGACACCTTCAGTCCAAGCTATAATTAAAGGTATAACTAGGATTATACCAATTAGTCCTAAAGCTTTTTTGTGATTAAAATAATAATTTTTATTTTTATACTTCCATTCAATCATTGTACCACCCTCTCAAAATCAGGCGCTTGCACATCGTCAAGATCATCGCCCCACCATTGTGTACGCCCTTGTTCACGCTCAGCCTTTCTTAAAAGCTTTTCACGATATCCAGGTGCAATGCTATCCTGAATTTCATCAAAAAACATCCGATTCACGGCGGCTTTGGTGTACCAAAGGTTTTGCGCTGGGATTTTACTCTTTGCCAGTTTAAAGGCTTCATTTGCCGCATTGGTATCTTTGCCCTCATACCATTGCATGGCATTACCAACCGTAATACCAGCTACGGCTTTGGCATCACTACCCAACGGTCCAGCAATAAAATCAGTAATACCACGACCACTAGGGTCTGCACCTGCCACAACAATATCACCCAAAATAGATAATCCACCACCTTGTACTACAGAGCGAGTAAAGAATTTAGCGGTTTGTCTTGGGTCGTCACTATCAAACATGACTTGTGGATCATTACCGTTGGCAAGCTCTTTAAGCTGAACAACCAAAGCACCCAACATGGTCGTCATAAGGAATAATGACATGCCATAAGCAGCCTTACCTTTTAATCCATCCTGAGCCTTAAAACGGCTACCATGCCGCATAATAAAAGATGCTGGAAACGACTTAAACTGGGTGATACCTCGCCAGATTTCACCCATTGCACTGCCTCGTTTGGTATTCCCCATCAACCAAGTACGCTCTCGCAATCCAGCTTCGATAACTGCCATGCCCTGCTCATCAAGTAGATGCGTCTGAAACTGGGTGGCAACTTCTTCACGAACTTTTTGAGGGTCGCCCAAGTGTGTCAGCTTATTGTCTGGTATTTCAAAGATAGAACGAGCCGACATGAGTTTATTGCCCTTACGATCTATAACAGGATCAGCCAATTGCATCACTTGCCATGCACGTTCATTAATCCCTGTTTTTTCTAAAAGCTCTTTGTCATGCGCTTCTAAATCTTTCCACGCCTTAGTCCGCGTCATATCTCCATATTTCGCCATAAGCATTTTAGAAAATGCTGTTTTAGAGGATGCAGTTAATGCATTGAGAAAAGAGATTCGCATCACTTGACTTGCAATACTATTTGATACTTTTGCAAGTTTTTCAGACTTACCATGTACCGAGGTTAATCCATCATCTGCCCAGCGATTGATAGAACCCAACATTTCTTCAGTGGCTAAACCTAGACTACGGGCAAGGTCACGGTCGGCTTTGTTGGTTGGATTTAACTGGCTGATCAACTCACCAAACGTTTTACGGTAAGAAATATTATGCACCCGTGCAGTCATAGCCATAGTCGCCTGATCTGTAATAGATGTAAGTGTCGTGCCGCCAAGCATAGACGCTACATTCATCGACCGATATGCCAAGCCGAGATTAGCCAAAACTTCTGACTGTGGCATATTTGCGCCTGTAAACTCATCAAACATCGTTTGAGTACGTGTCAATGTGTCATCAACGTCCTTTACGGGGATGCCCTTTGCTGTGTCTTTATGCCGTGCGGCATCCATGAGAATTTTCATAGCCATTTTCGGGTTGCTGCCTAGTGACTCAACCATTGCAATATCACGAGACATGCCCATAATGTGCGCTTCAACTAAATCAGCAAATTGCATACCGCCATATTTACTTTGATAATCCATCCAAGCATCGGCATCTTTAAAATGTAAGACACGGCTTTCACTATGCTTGTTTGTGGTTTTTGCTGAACCTTGATGCCCTGCTTTGCCCACTTGGATTTTATTTGCCCCACCTGTAACAATAGTATCAAAAGCATACTCTAATAAATCATTGATCTGATTATCCGTGTAAAGCGTGCCATCTTCGTTGACGTATTTATTGCGGTCAATATTCCGAGTCGCATCTTGTACCCATTGTTGCTTCCCTGCTACTGCAAGTTTCTCAGCATTGTGGGTTTGAGGGATACCCCAATCATCCAACTTTCCAATATCACCACCATTCCGATTGAAGCGGTCACGCATATCTTCAAAGACTTTGCCCATTTGATCAGATAGCTTTTTCGCCAATGCATCGCCTGAACTATTGCCAAATCGCTCTTGTACGATATTTCGCACAAGGTTCTGATCTACAAAAACACCCAAACCGCCTTTAATGTTGGTATAAAAATCAACAAGCTCACCACGATAAATAGAAGCAATTGCTCTTGCATTGGTGCTAATCGACTGAACCCCAGACATATCACCATGCGCTGCAACCATGCGATCAATTACGTCACTGGCGAGTAAAGTTTGATGATCTAATGCAGCAATGTTCTTATTTTGAATCAACACATCATTAACGGCTATCTGCTTTCTACGCAAGAACTCAGTTTTAATATCAATGGCAACCTGTTGCGCTGCTTCTTTTAAGCGTTCTGACTGGCTTAGATTGCGCCATGCTTGAATATCTTGCTTGGCTTTATTCTTCATCGCATCACGGACACGCTGCTCAATATTTTTGATCTCTTGTTGATTCAGCGTGGATTTCCCCAATGCCTGCGCCACTGCATTTACACATTGTTGTTTCATTCACTATTCTCCAAACTGCAAGGCGCAACTAATCGCTGCTTGTGCTGCTGTGTTATCTAGCTCTGCCTGCTTTGCATCCATTTCCAATTCAGATACAAGTTGATGCAAAGGTATCTCTGTTTCCACTTCCACACCCTCATCACTAATACGCTTCACAGAAACCATCTGGTTAGGGTTTTCATTCAGAATATTCATAAACGCAATATCTTCTGGTGTGTCGCCAAATAATGAGCCTTGACGTGGATCACCCATTGCATCAACTTCATCAATCTTACTTTTGATATGATCATTAATTGCTTTGGAACTACGGCTATTCTGGTCAAAGACTTGTAAAAACTCTTTTGCCCCAGGTGATAAGCCATCATCAATTAACTGGCCTTGACCAAGATAATCATCTACACGCAAACCATTTGCCTTTAAATCACTCAGTTTTTGTGCTGCGGCTGCTAAATCTTTTGCAATAGTATTTGCATGTCGTCCACCCTGTTTAACCAGATCAGCCAATTGCGCCAACTGTGGTGCAGAGCGGAGCAAGGCATTTAAAACCGTTCGGCTATTATCATCCATGTTCTCTGACAGTCTGGCCACAAGGTTAGAATCACCATAGGCCTGATTAGTTAATGCAGTCTCAATACGGCGCTTACCCTCTTGGGTCAATCGTCCATCTGCTGTCTGCATGGGTCCACGTTCAGCCTGTGGAACCTGATCCATAAAAGCACGAACATAGTCCATACTCCCATCGAGGTTGATATTTCCATCAGAATTAAGGCGCAATAGGCTGGCATCTGGCAAACGATCAACATCGGTTTTTGCACGTTCAGAAGCGCTGAATTGCGCCACATCGCTTTCATTTGCAAGCCTTGAGAACTCTACACGGTCAACATCACTTAATCGGGTACGGACTAAAACAGGATTATTAATTCCAGAAATATCCCAACCTCGAGCCGATGCAAAATCATTCACCATTTGAAAATAAGGATCAGCCTTGCCGTTTTCTGCCGCCTGACGGATTGCCATCATGCGCCCATTGCCCGATTCAATCACACCGTCCAGCCCAGCAATCGGCGCACCATCTGAAATTTTAGCCGATTCGCCCAGTAACTCAGGTTTCAGGTCATTCGCCATGCGTTCAATCTGCTGGCGTGATGCTTCTCTGGTTCTATCGCGGGGCTGTAATTCTGCTGGATAATGAGGATTTACCCCATAGAGGGCATCATTTGAAGTGATTAGATCATTCAGATCACGTACTTCATAAGCAAAGTCATAGCTCGAACCATCCATACCATAAGCTGTAGTTGTATTTTCACCACCATAGCGATTACTCAGCGTATTCCATTTTTTACGCCATTTATCAATCGCCTGCTCAACTGTCAGCCCTTTCATACCATTGTTATTGACAATATCAGCTGCATTTTTCTTATCATACTGACTTACCACATCAATAAGCTTGGCGTTTGGATCCGCTTTTAAAACATGAACCGCACCCGATGGGCCTAGCAAATGACCTAGATATTGCTCATGTGCAACTGGTGAACGTCCAATATTCTTTGCAATGTAGTTATTCGCCTGTTTGATATGTTTTAAGCCAATTCGGATTTGTTCATCAGCATTAAGTCTGTCTCCACCGCCTAAGTTTTTCCATGTTTTGTCTAGGACCTGAAACAACCCATGTGCTGTTGATTCTGGATTTTTTGCGGTATGACTAAACTGTCCACCTGTTTCAATATGAGAAATGGTTAATGCAACACTTGGATCAACCCCCTCTTGTGATGCACGTCTAGCGATAGATTTTGCATTGGATGGTAAAGCGCTTGATTCATAATTAACAGTTGTTCGCCTAGGTTCGCCCTGTACTTGGTTAGGCACTTGCACAGGCTGACCTGTTCTTATTTGATTTGTAGCTGCATCAAGGTTTTGCAAATGGTTGTTTTGTTGAATTGGGTCAGACGTGTGAACTGGTGTTAAGGTACTTTCAAAATCAAGCTCATTGCGAACTAAAGTCTCATTAATCACATCACTTCTAGCATCTGGATTCTCTGAAACTCGTGTAATTTCTGCTTCAATATCCTGACTCAATTTTGTTTTATATGCCGAATGTCCTCTTGCTACACCAAAAAGGACTGTATTTAAAATTAAATCAGTTAATACCGTTTCCTTTGTAACCTCAAATGGTTTTGCTTGATTGTCATAGCCTGCATCTTTTAAGACTTCGCCACTGGTAAACTGCATACCAGTCAATAACCCAGTCGCACCACCAATGGAAAGCAAGCCGTCACGAATTATTCCGCTTGTACCCTTGTAACCATAACTAAGTGGCAATGCAGTAGCTACTGCATCACCAACGGCGTTCACGCCTGCTACTTGCAATGCGGTACTACTATCAACATCTTTGCGCCTTAAATCGTTATAATAATAATTCCCTGTAGATGCGCCTGTAAGTGTTGCTGCACCACCAACACCACCAGTCACACCACCAGCAAAACCACGCCAAAGATAATCACCCAAAGAGACGCCAATATTACCGATTAAGCCCGTATTCTCACGATCTTCTAAAGCTTCAATAGATTTAAATACCAAATCGTCACGCTGCTTAACGGCATTTGCACGATAATCGTTAAATGATGGTAAATCATCGCCTTTCGCATAATCTACAGCATAGCTGACCGCATCCCCTGCAAAATCCAAAGGCTTTGCTAATGTGTCAGCAACTTTAATAAATCCAACACCAGCACCACGAATGGGAGAATCAGCAACACCATCAAATAAACCAACGTCTTTTTTCTTGGTTGGTTTGCCTGTAATGCCTTGTTTTTGTAGCTGCTCTACAGATTGTTGTTCATCATCTGTAAACGTATCAAACCAAGTCATTTTTTCACCCCATTCATTTTGATACGCCAAATAGCACCATCAACGACAAGCGGCTGACCACGCTCATTGAGCAGATCATATTGAATCTCACCTGTTGCTGTTGGCTTACCTTGTTTCAGACGCAACCCTTCCAGATCAGCAACATCAATGCCTGTCTGTTTTGAGATAGTTGCATACCCTTTATTTAAGCGACCTTCAAAAACATCATCGGTCATGCCATATGGCTTGGTAACTTTCCAGTCAGAAACTTTAGAGCCTAGATAGTTTTTGTATGAGTTAGGCTGTGTATAAATACCACCTGTTGACATGCCCAGGGCGGTTTTAAGAATCTCCTTATCAGGACTCGCATCCTTGGCAGCATGACTAAATCCTCGTGCATCCATCGTATCCGCATAAACAGCTTTAAATACTTGATAAGCATTATTGGCATTCGTACCTGTTAAGGTTTGACCAACATAGTCATTAAAAGCAACTCGCAAATCATCATCTTTAGGCATGATCAATTGCTTGTTTTTGAGTAACTGAGTGCCTGAGATAATTGAAGTTGCAAGGTCACGCCCCTCAGTAGAAGCATACCCATTCGCCTTAGCCACACCAGCCATGACATAATTCATATCGCCACCGCCTAACTGACCTAAAGCAGCGCCCCAAATCTTTGAACCATCTTTAACGCCCTTACTCTGCGATATTAAATTACCAATAAAATTGAGCTTTCCATTCACATCCAACGAATCAAATGCTTTCTTAGCTTCGGGCAATTCTTCTGGTGAAATCGGCTTGATCGTGGCATTTGCATCCATATCACGCTGTGAAACTTGATATGCACCAATCTCAATCACATTCTTTGCAAATCCATGAGGATTCATTTTCATTTCAATTGGGTTTAATTCAGGTAGTTGAATCCCTGCTTCAGCTAATAATTGATTAGGATTGTCTTTAGCCGCTTGTAATTTTTGATTGTAGATAGACTGGTAAACAGCCATGACTTTTTGTTCACGTACCGCGTTCGCTGTTGTTGAATTTTTCATTATGGCTTTTTGAGAATTAAGCCTTTTTAACTGTTCAGTCGTGCTTAACTTTGAAAACTGCTGAAAATTCTTAGACTGGCCTATATAGAAATCAAAATCCTCCTGGTTTGGTGTGCCTTGCACCGCAGTCCTAACATTCTCAATATAGCTAGAATCCAAGTCACGACCCGTTAAAACGGCTTGTTGAAAATCACTAAAAACCTTATTTGACTCGCTCACACGCTTATTTTCAACGATCTGCTGACGTTGTTGGAGTGTATGAATTTTACTGGCAATAGATGCCTGATAATCCTGAACCTGACCGCCGTTTAAATCCTTATATGCACCTTTGTCTAATTCGGTGGATAATGTTCTAAGCTCGTCAATATTTGATGAATCTACAGCCGATAAAATACGACCATCGACATCAATTTTATTGGACTCAATTCTAAGTTTTTGGCGGTAATTTTCCTTATCAACTTCTGAAATGGGTGCATTTATCAAATAGGTATTTAAATATTCCTCACGCTTATTGGTTGGTAAACGTGTAGCAATATTAAAAGCACGATCAATAACACTGATGTTTTTTTGCTCATCTGCCTTGATTTGCAAAGGTAAAAAAGCAGCACCCTGACGACCCACGGCGCTATCAATTTGAGCTTTATATTGATGATGCACGTGCATAGGTAAACTAGCCGAAAGCTCTTTGTATTTCTCATCTGTCCAAGTTTTTAATTCTTGATTCGCTTGCTCAGTGGTTTTTACGCCATTGGCAACATCATTACGCAGTAAAGTGGTTTGCTCACTAAATTTAGATGATAAGAAATCATCAACTTTAAGCTGCCCCTCTTTTTCAGCAAGTTGATTGTTATACAACTCCAACTGTTTAGCCTGAACTTCACGTTCACGCTGCTGCTGATCAGCTTGGGCTGCAACCTGTCCAACATTCTGCAAAGAATTGGCAATCATCTGGCCGCTTTGGTCTTGTGGTAACTGTACACGCTGAACCTGTGGCATAGCGTTACCAAAATTACCCATCGGAATTTTAGCCATTATTTCCACCCATTCTTATAACTGTTATAACCTTTTCCTGCCGCTGCTGTCGTATCCAAAGCCCCCGTAATAGCTGCTGTATTGGCATTTTTACGGTGAACACTTGCCTCAGCCTGCAATCGCTGGGATGCATTAAATCCAGCAATTTCAGACATTGCAGCGTCATACCCTGCATCACGTTCGATGGTATCGTTGATGGTAACGGCTGTACCCTCGCCAACATTTAGGCCATTTTGGGCCAATGCCGCACGGGCTGCGGATTGAGTCTTTTCTTTCTGCTTGCGAATACGTTCAGCTTCCAGGCGACCCTGTGAACGTGCTGCATCCGCATCGGCTTCCGCCTGCTTTGATGCGGTTTTGCTATTGGTATATGCCGAATAGCCTGCTATCGCCGTCCCTGCGGCACTAGCAACGGCCGCTATCGCTGGTAATGCTGCCATGACTTATAGCTCCATTTCCAAGAACAGGCCAACGGGAGTAAAACCAAGTGATTCATAAAGTGCTGCACACTGCTTGGTATTGACCATTGTCGCCGTGCCGCAATTGATACGGTCTGCACCCATTTCTTTAGCCCACAAAATAAAGGTTTTAACCAATTCCTTTGCCACCCCATCATCACGATGTTTAGGCATGACATACATCACATAATCAAAGGCAAGCTTATGATCAGACTGCCAATCTGTAGTGATGCCACCAGCAAAACCCCCTACAATCTGACCGTCTTGCACCGCAATAAAAATAACGCCGTTACCATCCAGCAACCATTTAAAATGCCGTGCCGCTTTATCTGGATTAAATCCACGCTGCTTAAATGTTGGTGACTCATTGGTAAAGGCTGCGCCCATCTTAATTAAAATGGGTATGTCCTGTTGTGAAGCCTCACGTATTCTCATGTCTATTTCTCATTAATTGACATTTGCATGGTGATAGCTTGCAAGTGAAAAGGCAGCGGTTTGTTGTGTGAAATCCTGATAGGTGTATTGTGCAAATCTTCCCAGTAGCCACCCTCAATCATGTGATAGCCTGTCATTGGTTTTTGTGCATCAAATGGGTTTTGGTCAAAGGTGAACAGTTCAATTAATTCACCATTGATCACAGGCGCTAAAGTCTTGTTAAAGAAAAACGCCATGCGGTCAATTTTTGCCTTAAATAGCATTGAAGATAATGGCGCTTGGCTTAACTCTGGTGGGAATAGTTCAGCAACACAACTAAATAGACGGCCATATTTAACGGTTTGGCCTGTCATGCCTGGCAACTGTAATTCGGTCAAAGTCTCGGTAAAATTTACAGAGTAAATAGATTCACCACTGGCCTGATAAACACTAAGATTATCAACATACCCAATTTCTGTTTTATTAATTGAATCTGTAGTCAATGTCTTTTCTCTCTGCGAATCCAAAAGGGCATCAAAAGACAATTGCTCCAAACACGGTACGCCCGTTCTATAAACCAGCATAAAACACAGATCAGAACCCAATGCAGTTGGAACAGAGCAAATACTTTTAACCGATCCGCCAAAGTCATGCTGTGCCCATGCAAGGACTTCTTGATCACGATTGAATGTGATTGACGCTACTTTTCCATCACCCAATACACACCATACAAGGCTTTCAGGCTCTTGCTGATAGCAGATTTCACTGATTCCGCCGTGTGTCTCGCCGATATGGGATGATAATGCGCTGATCTCTGGTGATACCAGTCCATCCACTTCATAACGATACGACAAGGCCCGTAAACGCTCACCACCACGCTGAATAAATAAAAGCTCATTCCCCACACGACAAGGCCTTGTTACAGGATACGCACCGTATGCGGTATGTTCATTGATATTTACTGTTGTTGGAGTCAGTGCGCCATCAGAATCGACCATGTACTCGCCGCCTGACGTGAGGCAGACTACACCGCGCTGGGCTTCCAAGAATAAAATACTGTTGGCAAGGCCTGATGCAGATACAATACTGAAAGCATCCCCATCCTCCGTAGTTTCAAGGAAGTTACCGTTACCCCCAACGGCACTAAACCATATCTTGTTCGGGGCTTTTTTAGTGTTGGCCAAGACAAGTCGCTGCTTAAAATAGGTACAGCAACGTGGATAACCATCGGTGGCATTAAAGACAGGTGATAATATGGACCAAGAGCGCTCTATTGCTTGAACATCTGAATTAAGCTTGACAATGATTTCACCATTGATCTGATTAGTATTAACAAATTCAGTGATCTTGATGATTCCACCATTCACACTAATATATTTACCTACATCATCGGCAACAAATCCCCCTGCGGCTGCGGTCACCTCCACCCAGTATGAGGGTGAAATATCTGGCTGCTGACCCGTTGCATCCTTGGTAGCCTGATAAATCTTGCCTGAATACTGGATCACATCCCCGACAATATAGGCGGTGGTATTCAGCCACGTATTTAGAATATCAAGCACAAAAGAGACAAAAGCACCTACATCTTTTCCAGATGGTTTCCCTTTTCTAAATGGTGTACGTGCATTTTCCGAATCAGTGGGCGCATGGGTATAGACAAACTGGTTAAATTCCCATGCAGTGAAGTCCATTGAAGAACGAAAACGCTGCACTGGCACATCTTTATGGGTAAAGAACATCTCATAACGATATTGCACGAACTGAATATCTGGTATCTGCTCTGCGGTATAGGGTGTAACGACATTGGCCACGAATGTCTTTGTTCTTGGATTGTATATATCAATAGTCAATGGTCCAAAAACCAGCATATACGACTGATCAGAACTAACAACAAATGGGATCAGGCGCACAGCATTAGGAACTATTCCCATATGAAATGTTCCTGGTCTTTTTCTTACCCCACCCTCAACCAAAGGAATGACATTGCGTAGGGTTTTAGCCCCATTTCCATATTGCTGAATGTCTGTGCGTGTATATAACGTCGGTGCAAGCTCCCCAGCACTAAAGTTATTTTTCATAATGTACTGTTTCATTAGTAACGCACTCCAAGCAAGGTTGATTCATAATTGGCTGCAAATTCCTGTGCTGGGCGCTCCTGTCCATTGATTGCCCTTGCCTGCTTTAACATGCCCTGTAGTTGTGCCCATGCGCTATCAGCTTCCGCCTGACTGCCTGTAATGGGTTTTGCCAACTTACGCACCAGATACAGCGCCATGCACTCAGTAAATAAAGAATCCCATGTCTGCTCATTGTCGTTGTCATAGACATAAACAAGGTTGATCAGGCTTGTATCGGCTAGAATATGCCGCCCCTCAATCTCATAATTGATTTCGCCAGCGTCATAGACACGCATAAAATCATTGGGTAATGGAAATGCATGGGCATAGCCAAAAGATGGGTGTGTGGAAATTGGTGCAAGCTGGACACGCTTCTTTGCAAAGCTCCACGGGTGCATCCGCAATAAAGCCTTACGTGTACTGTCATAAATGGATGCACAACGCCGTGCATTTTCAGTGCTTTCATCGAATGAAATAATTGATTTAGCACCGATCATGCTAAGTGCTTCATTGCAAATACTGACGTTTGTTGTAGTCATAATAAAAAACCCACTCACTTTTATTCATAGTGAATGGGTTTTAGGTGCGTTTTGCTGGGTATTAAGCTGCTTTCACATAGTCAATTGCGACCACTTTAACTTCATTGGCACGACCAGCACCAAAGGAATGAACACCACCAACCTGTTTGATATTTTTCAAGTCTGGACGAGTTGAAATGTCAAAACCAGTAATTTCAGCATCACCAAAATGCACCGCTGAACCAGCATACATTGCTGTACGAGCTTCGGTTGCACCACCTGCACCATTGTTGAGTTTTTCATATGGAATCCATTCCACACCCAACCAATTAGTACCTACAGCACCATCCTGTAGCATCTGAATTTTAAGATAGTCCGCATTGGTTAAAGTGGTGTCGTTCAGGAACTCAGCCATCATATCTGCGGTATAAAGCATATAAAGCTTTTCGCCGTTCTGCTCATCGCATTCATTTTTACGGAATAATGATTTCGCTTTGATGATCTTCTGTTTCAACGTGCCGAAGCCTGAAAGAATGATCTGACCTGCTGGTAAGTTGACTGTAGAAGTGGTTGAAGTGCCATTGTCAGCAACAGTCTTACGCGTGATACCACCAACCAACGCCTGATAGATAATGTCATCAGTCTTACGATTACGGGCACTGATTAGGTTTTTCATATACTTATCAGTTGGCTTTGCTCTTAATTTTGGCAAGTCGCGAGGCTCAATCGGAATAAATAAATCCCAGTCTGACATTAGGGCTGTACGGGTGCCAGCATCAGGAATTGTTAAAACAGTGGCACCAAAACGGCTTCCTGAAGCCTGCATTTCTACCTGCCCCATATCATTGATAGTGAATGACTCACCCTCAATTTTTCCACGATTATGTACCGTTTTTAATAATCGTGACTCATTCTGCATACAAGCAACTTCGTACGAGTCATGAAACTGCTGTACAAACGCTGCCGTAATTCGATTTTCATTTACAATAGGCATCTTCTACCCCTTATTTATACTGCTTTTGATACCAGTTCTGAACTTGTGCATATACCTTGTTATGGTCTGGATGCTTATCGTTCAAATAGGCTTCTGATGACATCAATGATTGAATATCTACGCTACCGCTTTGTTGGGTATTTTTAGGCGGCGTATCTTCGCCAAGCTGCTGACCAAAATATGCAGCCATTTTTAGGACAAGTGGATTGTTGCCAAACTCAGGACTATTGACCTCCTCCGCCGTCAAGATGCCATTGGCAATCGCATTGTCTGCTGCTGCCTTGGCAAAACCGAAATTAGCTTGGGTATCATTGCCCCATGCCTCTGTCATGGTCTGGATACATGACTCATTATCCAGATGGGCATTGGCTTCCATGAGCTGTGGAATGATCTCGTTGTATTTACCTAAAACAAAACCAAGCTGCTCATTACTCAGCCCAGCCTTATGAGCTTCATCCAGAAATGCCTTGTTTTCCTCAATGCCTTTAAACTCATTGAAATCAAAGCCATCAATATTGACTTCGTACCCATCTGCCGATTCAGGAACTTTAGGAGTATCTGAGTTATTGCCTTGTCCCTGATTACCCTGTTCACCACCATCCTGAATTTCACCCTCATGGCCACCACCAAGCATACTATTTTGGTTTTGATTAGCTTCTTGGTTCTGCTCTTGTGCTTGCTGCTGTTGATCAGTCATTTACAGATTCCTTATAGTTTGGGTCGTTTGCCCGATTGATGTTATTGACGATAAAATTGATCACGCTTTGTTGTCCCAAACGGTGACAGGTTTCACGCTCTGAATCAGTGAAAGCATCACGACAAAATACTTGTGTAAGATGCTCTAAAATCCTTATGCCGTTGACATCAAGATCAAAGACATTGCGGTACGTTTCCGCCGTTGGCTTGGTGACACGATGCCGCTTAACAAAATTGCCTTGTTCTTCTGGTTCTTCTGGTTTCTGTGCGGCTTTAAGATCGGCCTGCTCTTGCTTTAAAACAATAATTTGTTCCTCAGCAATGTTTGCACGCTCCCATTCTTCAAATCGCTCACTACGAGAAATACTTAGTTCATCAATAGTTTCTAGCCATTGATTGCGCCAATAATCGGCATCTTTGCTCAATTTCTTCACTTCTTGAATTGAGCGCATCCACATAAAAGCCACGACAATAGCGATAAGCCCAACAAAATAAATCACTGCATTACCTCACTGGTAAGTTGATGTTCCGCACCCTTGGCAATCACATCCCCAGCCTTATCTAGCATGGCTTGCTGTGCCTGTTGCTGTTGCTGTTCCTGCATAGCTTTCTGCCGTGCTTGACGCAATTCCTGCACTTCATCCGCCGTTCGCATGATTGTTTGAGGAACGCCACGGCCATTGCCGATTAATACCGCCACAGCATCAAAATCCACATTATCTAAAATAGTCTGGTCCACTGCGGCCATCTGCCCCACACTTGCCACGTATTGCTCAGTCGCCATGACTTCCTCCATGCGCTGCGAACGTGCCAAAGGCGATACAAATTTGAATGAAAGATTGCGGCCCCATAGCTCTTGGGGTGGCTGACCAAGTACACCAGAGCGCAAAGCTAAGCCAAAACAACGATCAAGGATTGATTTCAGGTACTCAGACTGCAAACGGCCATACATCGGCCCCAACATCTGGCGGATCAGCTCAACACGGGTATGGATTTCTGTAGCTGTCATCTGCTGTGTACCGATTGGCGGCAACTGGTCAGCCATAAGCTTTTTACGGATACCGCCCTGCAAATTGGTAATGAGATAATCCGCTATCTGGAAATTCGTCCCATCGTCAAGCCGCTTCATAGAATCAATGCTGTTGGCCACAATCACTTTACGCGGCCCGATACGCACCGTATGCGGATTTAAAACACCGTCATCTTCCGCAATCCACATGCCAGCGATCTGCATTTCTGCCGAATTAATTGTTAATTTCATCAATTCATTGACAGTCTTGGCATCAGCCAGGGCTAAGGTCATCTGACCATTGCCATAAACTGAGTTGGGTAAACGGCGTAAACGTGGCACAGCGCATGGGAACTCGTGATAGCCCGACTCTTTCATCATGTGCTTATTGCTCAGATCAATGTGATATGAAGCAAAAGGCATATCCTTATTGATCTGCCCTGCACCCTTTGACTTTCTTGGCTGTATGACGTGTAAAAGCTTGTACTTGGTATCTGGTGAACGTTTAGCGGTCTGAACAACGGTAAAATGACAATTATCCTCACCATAGGTATTGATCATGGTTTCGGCCGTCATCTCATGTTCACGGTAAATTGTGTCAATGATGCCGTCCGCACGGGTTGAGCCTATATAACAACTACCCGTTGACCACGACTCAAACACATAACCGCCGTTGGCTTCACGGTCAATGTCAGTGTAGAGAACGCCCCAGCCAGCTACAGCAACATCTGTAATCGTTTCAAAGCTTTCACTGTCAAAATTTGCAGCGTGAATATTGCGCCACATAAATTGACAGACATCTTCAAGCCAACGTTCACCCTCAGTCAGTACAGCCAAGTCGTCTATACCGTCAGGCTGAGCTTTAAACCAAATCGCATTGCTTGGCGTTACGCCGTTCATAATCATTGAAACAAGGACTTGAACCGAATCTGCGGCTGTAGAATCGTATAGATCAGCACGTTGCTGCTGTTGCGTCTTGCTATTCTCAACTGTAGAAGAAAAACATTGTTGGCGCTCAGGCGCACCGTACTTGTAACATTCTGACCAGTGCGCTTCATAGTTCGCACGAGCAGACTTTAATTGATCAAGTCGCGTACAAAGTTGCTGTGCGAAATTCAACATTATCCACCACCCAATTTTGTTTTGGTGTTGGCATCAAAAGCACCGCTTAACACGCTTGAGCTGTTCGCTGTACGGCGGTTAGCCTTTTTCATGTTGGCTTCTATCGTTGCCTTGTCTGCTGCTGCTTTAGCATCTGCTTCGGGGTCTTGACGCACAATTTTAGGAGAACCACACATATCAGGACTCCTTAGAACCCCAGCCTTTAGCCGTTAAAACTTGGGCTGGCTGTTTGGTTTGCTGAATTGGTGGAATACCTTGTTGTAGTTGTGCAGATTGAACCTGTGGCAACGACATAGAGCGCAATTTAGCCTCAATACGTGCCTGCCCTGCCAAAATCTTCAAGGCCCACTCAGGCGGTGTTTGTTCGCCTGTTTCACCAAGCTGGGTTGTATCTAGCTCACTTGACGGCTGTTCAGGATTAAATGCAGTGGTTTCGGCTGGCTGATCTTGCTGTGCTTGGACTGTTTGCCCTATGCCTCCACCATCTTGATTTTGTCCTGTGGTTTCTGTCTCAGGCGGTGTTTGTTCGCCTGGCACTTTGGTTACTCGTGCCATAAAAAAAGCCCTATCGTTACGGATAGGGCTAGTGTTGGTTATGGGTAGTAGCGGTTTGTTGGGTGTTTAAACTATGTCTTTAATAATAGAAAACTGCTCTTTACTGATAATAATTGGTTCACAGCTTAGTCTCATTAATTCCATTTCAACTTCCTTTTTTTAAACAAAAATCCCTCATCTTATGATTATAAAGGTAAGACTGTAAGAGTATTACTATTTTAGAAATTAATCTCATGCAATATAGAATTAATATCACCTTGTTCTGCAAAATAATGGATTAAACTCATTTACCTATCTCCCGATCCAATTGTTCAATCACGCCGTCCAACTGATCTAATAAATCAAGCTGGCCAATGTCGTATTTGTAGGTTAGGAATTCCCCCTCACGCGGGTAACGTTCGATTCCCGTCATTTCCTGCCAAAGCTGAATAAACGCATCCCCATGATCATAAAACGGACGCGAACCTACAGCCCAGGACGAAACGGCATTGGCAGAACAGTCCAGCACATAGGAAATCTTTTCATGCGACCAGCCGAGATTGCGCAAGTCTAAAATCATCCGTACGAAATCAGGTGGTTTATATCCACGCCGTTTGACAATAAATTTTTTCGCCTGCTGTTTGGCTGAAACAAAACGCGCGCGCGCACGAGGATCGTTTGAATATGTATAAACAGAGTCTCCCAACCCTGTTGATTTTCTACCGTCACAAAACAAATCAAAACCGCTTGTATGTACTCTCATTGGTATTACCCTAATTCCATCACTTTTAATTTTATTAACCCGCCTTTTACAACCTCACCACGCTTAACTACCAGCTCGTCAAACTGTTCATCATCAACGCATAAACCACACTTCACTAAACTGTCGATTGTTGCTTTCAGGTAGTTATCAATGTCCCGTGTCTGGTAATTGGGAAAATGAAATGTGACTTCGAGTTTTAAACGTGCTTCAGTCTGTTTTGCTGGTACTAAAACCCGAACTAAAGCATGAAATATTTTTGCCTGGTCGCTCAAATAGCGTTTTTTGCCACTTGCTACCCAGTAGTGATTTACAGACGGCGGACAAGTTGCAATTTCACAATTCAAAATCTCTTTTTCCTCACTTGTTTTATTTCGCTGTATTTTCGCGTTTAAGATAGTCTTATTTGCTTGATGTACCTTTGCATCATTTTTGGTTTTTAATCGCTCCTTGCTCAAATTAGCCCTATTTCTGTGCGCTTTTAGGTGTGCTTGTAGCTGATCTTCACTCCATCTCATGCCTTACCCTCCACATTGCCAATAAATCCAACATCACGAAGATATGAAGCCCAGTGTTTTAGGTTTTCAGGATCACGAAGTTTTACAGCGATACGGGATTCAAAATTTTTCTGTGATTCACCTGAGTTGGCATAGGTACAAGCAAAATCAGGCAAAGCACAAAGTTTTCTGCTGAACATGTTGATCTGAGGGTCAGTAAGATTTTTTGTTCCCTGTGATGTTTTTGGCTTGACCGTAGTTTTTGGTTTTGAGGTAGATAATTTTTGGATTCGATAAATCCAGTAATTCATCCAACCCTGTGCCGTGGTTTTTTCCCGTGTTGTGGACCACTGAACAAAATTTTTAAGTTCAGCAAGAATAAATTCATCGGTGAGCTGTGAATTTTGTTTTTGTGCCTGGGTGATGAAATCTGATTTAACCGTGTACTGGTTCGCCAGTTCCCGAAGTGTGTAAATTTCCTTGTCGTCCTGATGATATTCGACTGAGTTGCCAAACATCTCAGAATCCAAGTTATCCACAGGCAACTTCTTTTTTTTATTATCTAAAGAATTCTTATTATCTATTGTGAGTTCACTAGGTGAACCAGTTTTAGTTCCCTTAGTGAACCGATCTTGGTGTCGTAGGTGAACTGGTGTCGTAGGTGAACTAGTTCCCTTAGTGAACCGATCTTGGTGTCGTAGGTGAACTGGTGTCGTAGGTGAACTAGTTCCCTTAGTGAACCGATCTATTAGAGAAATTTCATTTAAACGATACTTTTTTACCCCCTGTTTTCCTGATTCCATGACCGAAATAACGCCAAAATCTATAAGTTCTTTTACCCCTGCTGAAACAGTTTTACGCCCCAGTTGACGTGCCCCCTCTAACTCACCACCCTGTAACTGGGAATAACTGACAAAATCAGACTCTTTATTATGTCCGTTAATACGGTTCTCCAATTCGGCATAAACATTCCGAGCAGCATCAGAAATGAAAGGGTAAACTTCCTCCCTGTACAATCGGCTCGACATCACATAGCCTTTTTTAAATCTATCGCTATACATGCCCCTACTAGCCTCTTGTTGTTCTTGCTGAGGCTTAGGAAACTGAATCACTGGTGCAGTATTCATAGCTACTTATCCTCAATACGTTTTACATAACCGCCAAAAAAGAAAAGCAAACCCGTTTGTGCCAGGCTATGCTCTATTTCTTGCGAAATTCTCCAGTCGCAACGGAATCTCCACTCCATGCAGTCGCGCCACTCCTTACGATTTACAGCAGCGTTGTCGGGTGGGTATCCACGTTTGATCAGGTTGTTTTTATTGCGCTGGAACATCCAGTCCAGAATGACTAAAGCATCGGCATGATGCTGTTGTATCCAATTCAATTTTTTTAAAGGGTCTTGGTTTTGCTGATTGTTGTGTGATAAATTGGCCATCTGAACTACCTCTTTTCACTGCAAAGTGTTAAGACAAAGCAAGCTCAATTGGTCGCACAATTGGGCTTTTTTTGTGCCTATTCGTTTTGGGGTGACATCAATAATCGGTTGGGGTGATGCCAACTCGAATGTGTCTGCGGTATCTGTGGTAAGAGCGAATGCGTTTTGGAGAGAATGGAAAAACTCCTCCACTTCTTGGATTTCCCTCATGCAGCAAGAACGTACTAATTCAGACAAACTTAAATTGCGTGATCTGGCTATTGCTTCCAGCTTCCGTTTTTCCCCATCTGTACATTTATGCGTGATGCTCTCTATTAATTTTTCAGACATAAGAACACCTCAGAATGCCTTGTCTGTTTGTATATGCGGAATATCAGGATTAATTCGTAATAATTTTAATGCCGACCCCTCAGGAACAAATTCCCCCCAAAGAGTGACAGCTTGCTTAGAGATTCCTATTGCTCTTGCTACACCAACCTTGTTTTTGAATGCCTGAACAGCATCAACTTTTCTCATTACGATATGCACTGCTATTTACTCGAAAGAAACAAAATCAAGTAAAGCATACTTTACCAAATCAAATCAAGCAAACTTAACTTATTTAAAGTTAAGCTAGCTTTACTATTTTAATGGATTTTTAACTATGACTTCTTTACAGGATCGAATGTTTCAAGCAAAACAGCATTATGAAAAAATTCATGGTAAAAAATTAAAAAATACTGAAATGGCTAATTTTTGCAAAGTTAGCAAAGCCAGTGTAGGTCAATGGTTTAATGGTCCAACTAAAGAACTGGATGGCTCTAACTTAAGCTTGGCGGCTGAGTTTCTTGGGGTAAATCACAAATGGTTAGCTGGAGAACGTGCCCCAATGTTAATAACAGAGAAAAGATTTTCAAATGTAATAACAGACAATGCACCTTTTATAAAAATCCCTGTTTTAGACTATGTTCAAGCTGGTGTTTTTGGTTCTGTTGGTTATGATGGAATAAATCCTATTGGTGAAACATATACTACTTACCATCCAGTTAGGCCAGAAGATATTTTTAGCTTAAAGGTTGAGGGTGAAAGTATGTTACCTATTTTTAAGCCAGGTGATAGCCTTGTAATTGATGCATCTATAGCACCAAAGCCTGGCTCATTTGTTATTGCTCAAAATGGGAATATAGAAGCTACTTTTAAAAAATATCGAATTACTGGTTATGATGAGTTCGGGCGGGAAGAATTTGAACTTGTTCCGCTGAATCCAGATTACCCCACTTTATCATCTAAGGATCACAATATAACAATTATAGGTGTAATGGTTCGCCATATGAGAGATTACAAATAGATGAATTTTAAAAAAATTTTAATGTATGGTATTCAAACTCCTCCACAAAGGGTTGGCTTTTTAATACTTATACTGGGTATTACCTCAATTGTTGCATGGTTTTTAAAAAGGCAAATGGATTTTGGTGATGTATTTGATCCTTATTACTTTCCTGATAAGCGTGATTTTATTTTCTTCCACTTATATCTGTATCTAATACCATTGGGAATTCTACTAACTTGGGGTTTTCCACTGATAAAGATAATCAAGGAGTGGGTTATTGGTGATAATAAAAATATTATTGTTTTCTCAAAGCGCCAAGATTTAACGGATTTTATTAGAAAAACATGGGATTTAAAAAAAGGGAATTTAAAACCTGCATTGGGATACGTTTCAAGTGTACTAACTCCAGATGAAAGCTATAAAGAGGCTTTACAATTAGGAATTATAAATCAAGGTGATAAACATGTCTTACATGTTGATGTTTTGCTGATCACAGAACATGGTGAGGAGCTAGTTTTTGCACCGTGTGATTGCCTTGTTGCAAACTTAAATGTTGGAGATTTTGTTATGTTGGCTACTTTTGGGAATGGTCTAAGACAGGACTGGCATTACACATTAATAGCTAAACTTGAACCAGCGTACAATAAAAAGGGTAAAGGATGGATAATTAGCCAAGACTACAGAATAAAATAATTAAATTCTAAATTTTAACCCACTATCTCTAGTGGGTTTTTTTATATTCATCAAAAAGTAAAGACAACTTTGCAAATTAAAAGTAAAGCAGTCTTTACAATATAATTATAGTCAAGTATGCTTTACCTCGTAAACAAAAAAGCACATCGACCTCTTACCCCCGATGTGCTTTACCCCCAACGAGGAGCAATCAAATTATGACACAAAAATATACCTGGCGTGAAAAGCTATCGGCTTTAGGCGCATACACCACCCTGTTTTTAGTTATCTCTACTGCATGTGTATTCGGCTTAAAAGCATGCGCCAATGGGGTTGACCAACAAGAACAACAAGCAAAGGAATGGCAACAACGCTTTGAGCGTGGTGAGTCTGTCGATGTTCAAGTCCGTATTATCGGGAGTAAATAACCTATGAATAGCATACCTCAACTTCTACAATCTTCTGATCAGCTTATTCAGGGCATGAGCAATGATGAATATCACGCTCGCCCAGAGTATAGCTCAAGCCAACTAAAAGACTTATTGCGTAGTGCTGCCCATTTCTACTCCAACAATATTTTAAAAGAAGTTGAACGAGAAACCAAAGCGGCTATGAATTTTGGCACATTAGCTCACACACTGTTTTTTGAACCTGAACAGTTTGAAAATGAATTTGTTGTTGCACCAAAATTTGAGCGCCGCACAAAGGCTGGGAAAGAACAAGCCTTGGCTTGGGAGCAAGCGAATCAAGGAAAAATCTTGGTTGATGCTGAACAAGTTGAAGCCGCAAAGCGCATAGTAATCAATCTGCAAAAGCTTAGCTCTTATGCAGATATGCAGAATAATTATGGTATGGCTGAGGCAAGCATATTCTTTACCGATCCAGTATTCGATTTACCGTTGCGTATTCGTCCTGACTGGCACATTGCACCATGCAAGACATTTCCAAACGGCTTAATTTTGGATTTAAAAACCACGACTGATGCACGTGCGCACGCTTTCTCTAAAAAATGCTCTGACTTTGGTTATGACCTTTCGGCATCTATGTACCGTGAGGGCTTTCAACAGTATTACCAAACTGAGCAAAAACCTGACTTTGTTTTATTGGTCGCGGAAAGCTCTATTCCATTCAACGTCAAACAGTACAAAGCATCTGACCTGTTTCTAAGCGTTGGGGATACACGCTACAACAAAGCCAAAGAATTGCTTGCTGAGTCACTTCTCATCAATGAATGGGATGGTTATTCACTCGAAATGGAAGATTTATTCTTGCCATCGTACATGACAAAACAAGCTTTAGAAAACGATTTTAATTAATTTTTTATTCAAACTTAGGAATTTACAATGAATACTCAAACACAAAATGTACCTGCTCAAAGCCCTGCTAAAGCATTTCAAACTTATATGTTGAAATATAAGTCACAACTTGAAGCTGCTCTACCTAAGCATTTAACTGTGGATCGAATGATTCGCCTATCTTTGACTGCATTTAGTCAAAATCCTGCATTGCAGCAATGTACGTCAAACTCTATTTTTTCAAGCATTATCATTGCTTCACAGCTTGGTCTGGAGCCTGGGGTAAATGGTCAGGGTTACTTAGTACCATACAAAGATAAGTGTACTTTTATTCCAGGCTGGAAAGGACTTGTTGATCTTGCTCAACGTGGTGGACGTTCTTCAGTTTGGACTGGGGCGGTATATGAGGGTGATGATTTTGATTATATGCTTGGCGACTCTCCTTATTGCAAACATCGTCCATGCGGTGAATTCGATGTTGACAAATTAACTCATGTCTATGCGATTGGGCGCGTTAAAGATTCAGAAATGCCAATTATTGAAGTATGGCCAGTGCGTAAAGTACGCGAGCATTTTAAAAAGACAGTTGTTAAGCCGCTACAACCAAATCATTACTCACACAAACATTTTGAAGCCTACGCTCGTAAAGTAGCATTATTGCAAGTACTGAAATACATGCCTCAATCTATTGAATTATCAAATGCAATGGATGTTTCAAACGCTCAGGAATCAGGAAAAGGTGTCACAATTGATGGTGATTTTGTGACTGTTGAGAATAATCACGCTCAAGAATTTGAACAAAATGCCCAAAACACAACATCAAATGACTTAGATCATGATCAATTTTCATTTAATGAATCACAAGATATAGGTCAATCTTCACAAGAGGAAGTATTAGAAGATTATGCGCCAACATTTGCTCAGATTAAGCGCGGTATTTTGACAGCAAAATCCCCTGCTCATCTTGATGTAATGGAAGAACAAGTAATGGATCATGCCAATAAAGAAGAGCGTAAACAATTAATGACCTTGATCAAAGCCCAAGGCCAAAAGTTTCAACCAGTTGGGGAGGTGACTGTATCAAAAAAGCCTGAACAAACTAAAACGGATGATGAGAGCATAAAAGAATACCAGAAACTTTTAGCAGAAATTGAAAAGACCCCACTGCAAGAGCCAGAGCACAAACAGCCCGAAAATGTCCAAAAAGCAGCATCAAAAGATGCGGAAAAACTATCATCAATAGCAATCCGCAAAGAATATTTATTGAAGATGAATAAAGCTGAGACTTTGGCTGAGCTTAACGAAATTCATAGTAGCTTTTTAGCCAATGATGGTTTAACAGGTAATCACCGATCTTACCTCAAAGACACATATACCCAGTTGAAGCAAAAATTTACCCCACCAGTTAAAGAAGAACCTAAGGCTACAGTTGCAGGACCTAATCCGATTACAAGCAATTCTGTTAAAGCTGGTCTTGAGCGAATGATTGCTGAGGCAAAAGATGTGGTATCGCTTGAGGCGGAAGTGGCAAGAACAATTAAAGGTAATGAGTCAAAGCTAACAAAGGAACATAACCAGGCGGTATTGATGGCCTATGCACATCGTAAAGAGGTGCTGTCACAGCAAGATATTTTTGAAGATGAATTAAGTCTGGTTGACACCTATCTTCAAAGTATTGACCAAGCTGAAAGCATTGATCGTTTGAACGAAATTATGAGTGATCCAGCAGTAAATAGCTTGCCAGATGACGAGACTGCACAAATCAATAATGCCTATGACCGCCGCTATGCAGAGTTACAGGGTTAATTTATATACCCCCACTCATGCAGTGGGTGGGGTTGTAGGAGAGTGTTATGGATTTTCAAATAAATGGCTATCAACTATTTAAGGTGCTGATATGAATAATAGCATCGTATTACGTGAATAAGATATTGATAAAGCCATATCAAGTGGTGTGAATGTTACTAAAAGCCTAGTCCAGCATCTTGAAAATGTGTTGATTGAAAAAGCCTTGATTAAAGCAAAAGGCAATCAAAGGGTGGCGGCTGAATTAATCGGAATGAGTCGAACCAAGCTGGGGCAAAGAGCAAGACAGTTGGCGAAATGTAAAACTCTGGAGCAAAGCCGTGATTGATATTGAAAAAGAAAGACAGGCGTTTGAGGCAACCCAAAATCCTATAGTTTTCGAGCGAATTGTTTATATCGAAAAAGCAAACTTGTTCACAATGAAAGATGATTTTAGAGATGACCTATTTACTGTGAATAAGTGTAATGAGTTAAATTTTGGTTGGTCGATCTGGCAAGCAGCCAAAGCCCAAGCAGTGCAGGAGTGGATTTCGGTTGAGGATAAGTTACCAGAAACAGAACCAAATACTGACGGTGTGGTGTGTGCCGTTGTTTGCTCAGTAGGAAATGTGTATAGAGCTAGATATATGCACGATGTTGATGCTGGTGTAGACACTAAATACTGGTCTGAATTTTCTGTTGGTTATAATGGCGTGGAACATGAGCATTATGAAATAAATGCAAAAATAACACACTGGATGCCGTTACCCGATGCACCACAGGAGCCAGCCAATGACTGAAATTCAACAAACAAACATTGCAGTTAATAAAATTCGTAAATGTGCGGAGGGGTGAATGGCTAAATACATTACTTCAAATCAAATTTGTGAGACATTTGATATTACAAAAATGACCCTTTGGCGTTGGGAAACAATGACACCTTGGGGGGTGCCATTTCCTGCGCCAGCTTTCCCCCCAACACGTGGTTCGGTAAAGCGCTATTTGATCAAAGATGTTAATGCATGGGTAAAAAAATGTAATCCACCAAAGGCGACTGCTTAGCAGTCGCCTATACTGCCCCTTTCTTTAATCGTTCCAGTTTTTCAATCCACTTCTCATAAACTTCCGCTTGTTCATGTACATATTCGTAGAGGTCATAAACCTCTTGATTATTTGGCAGCACGTGGCCAATCATAACCTCATGAATATCTCTATTTTTTGAAAATGAACTAAAGTTAGTTCGTGCGGTCCTCCGTAGGTCATGCAGCGACCAATGCTCCATTTTTTCTTTTTTAAATCTCTTGACCCATCCAATCACACTTGATGGCAACTGAGTTGATGCAGCATCAGTCATATATTCAGTTTCGTCTTTGGTATTGCTAAATACATACTTGCCGTCACTTAGCTCTATAGCTTCTTTAATCAATACTTCCATATACGGCAGTATTGGCCTGATTAATGTCTTGTCGTTCTTGTACCCTGTTTTATGGTTTTCTGGTGGTACTTTCCAGATTTTACGCTTAAAGTCAAAATGCTTCTTCTCTGCACGTCTTAATTCACCATTGCGACATGCATAAATTAAGCACAATTCTAAAAATATTTTATTCTTGGCTGTTAATCGGGACCATTTCAGACATTCGTAAAACACCACTAATTCATCATCTGTTAATACGCGCTTAGTGGGAATATTTGTGATATTCAAATCAGCCTTAGGATAAACATCTGCAAGCACATTGGTTTGAATATATTTGCGTCTGGATGCCCATTTAAGCATCTGCTTTGTATTTGATAATAGATTTTTTGCTGTACCTGGTATCCGCTTGGCCATATCCTCAAACTTTTGCAGCCAATCAGCAATTTCAATTCTATCTAAAGGTAAGTCGCCCAGTTCATCAAATAAATGATTTTCAAACATTCGCTTAATCGCTTCATGCTCTTTTTTATGTTCTGAGCAATAAGCCGCATACCACAGGTCAAAAACTTTTTTAAATGTAGTCGGATCAACGTTTTTTTGCTTTTCCAGTTTAACTTCCAGCTTTGGATTTTTCCCTTGATCCAGATAAGTCCTTAATTTTATGGCCTCTAAACGCGCATCTTTAAGACTGATCAGTGGGTATGTACCAATATCTATTCGTTCCTGTTTTCCGTTAAACCTATAACGAAGTTGAAAGACAATCTTTCCCTTTGGTGATACTCTAACGCTCATTGCGTCACGATCTGCGACCACTTCAACAGCTTCTCGCGCTTTACCATCGTTTGCTTTTAACCAAGCCTCTGAAAGTGCCAT